CTCTGCGCTGGTCTGGCGTGTTTGTGTCCCAATAATTTCTCCATCAATTTCTGTACGCACAACAGGCTTTGGTACAATACTAGTGATATCAACGATGGCGGGCATGGTCAGCAATTGCTCTGGAACAGTAATTGCCCTGAGGTATTGGAACAAACAATCCAAATCTACATCCTCAGGAAACATGCCCAAAACATTACAATAATCCACCAAACTGTTGGGCCAATTATCGTCTTGTCCGTATTGGGCCCACCATGATTCTCTAGTTGGTTCAGGAAATTTGATACCCAACCTTGTGGCTTCTGAGATGATTTCAGCTATGACTGGGGTATTTTTATCTGTGACTGCTAAACCGGCCAACTTTTGCCCCAATTTCACAAGCGGTCCATCATTTGTATTAACTGCCACATGCAATTTCGCCAAAGCCCTTGGTAAATCACACGTTGAGTCAGGACATCCATCCCAAACCTCTTTACTGTAGTACCTTGATAAGAAATTCACACCAAATTCACCACGCAAAACCCTATTTGATTCAATTCTTTGCCCTAATTGCGCTCCAACTTTTACATACAGATCTGGGTCAATGTCACTGGCGAAGGAATCATCCCCACCGAACAAACCGGGTGCAAGGTACGCCCCAAGTTGACTCATCCCCATCTCTCTCCTACATACGAAATCAATGAACTTTGTATCTATAGTATTAAAAACTGCAGTCTCAAGGGAACCACTTCCACGTTGGGACTCTATATAATACCGCAAACCCTGCTTGGTATGTGCAGGTAATGAGTGTTGTTTTCTCATTAATTCATCAATCTCTGAATGGTAGGTTTGTGCAAAAGCACGCATCATTAAGGCTCTCTCTAATTCTCGTAGTTGTTCATGCAGGTGGCCGTCCATACGACTGGCATCACCACAATCCACGGAATCACTGATCTGACAAATCTCGGCTACTCGTTCTGCAATCTCCTTTGGGGTCTTACCAAAAGCGTACCAGTTTTTCTTCATTACAAAATCACTCAACGCATAAATATATTGAGAATATTTACGTTTCACCACTTTATCGAATGTCGTTATCATTCTCGGATCTGTGATTTTCTGATACGGTTCACCTTTTAAAAATGTGGAGGCGATGTTGCGCTCCAAATCATTTTCTGATTGGTCTAATAGACTCCGTTGGGATGGTCGGTTTTGCCTCTCGTACACTTCCTCAACTTCAACTGGTATCAGTCCAACATCGACATCTGATATCAAGAGATAAATAAATTCGGAAATATATCTGGCCATACGAGGATTGGGTCTACTTGCCAATTTCTTGGCATCCTCGAGAGGTAGCAAAACCCGACCAAC